CGCTGAAGTCTTGCACATCACCGCTCACGTCGGTGTTGTAGCGGGGCTTGCGGAGGCCGAAGATCTTGCCGATCGAGATGCCAGCCTGGTTCTTGTAGTCGAAGGCGTCCTCGGTGATCTCCGGCAGACCGATGTCCGCCATCGCGAGGGCCTGCGCACCACAGAACAGGGCACGAGCACCGTTGACGTTAGCGGTCGCGCCCCACTTGTAGCCGGGGGCGCCCGCGTTGCCGACCGCGCCCGTGAGCGCGCCAGCCGTGTTGAAGACGTGACGGAACTCATGGACCATCACACCATCAACCATCAGCGAGCTCGAACCCGAGAACAGCTGGTTATCCGGGCCTCGCACGCCAGCGTTACGAACGTTGGCAAGGAAGTCCGAATCCAGCTTAAGCGCGGCCATCTGCTGCGGGGTGACGAAGAGGTGATAGACCTCCTCATTACCGGCGCCACGCAGACCACGGATGTACTGGTCCTTAGCGTAGGCCTTAAGGTCGACGATGTGGCGGTACTTCAGCTTGTCGGTGGCAGTGATGGACGTCACGCTGCCAGCGGCCAAGTTGTCGCCCGACACACGACGATGCCGAAGAGCCGTCGGCGCAGTCACGTTCGAGGCGAACTCGAGGTTCGACAGGTTCTGGCCAGCAGGCAGGACCGTGCGAAGCGCGCCGTTCGTCTTGAGCGTGTAGGCCACACCCGAAAGCGTAAGGAACCCGAGCTGATCGATACGATCCGCCATCGCGTAAGCGAGGGCGTCGCGCGAGGTCTCGCGGAAGTTCACCACCGACTTCTGATCAGCGAGACGGCCCGCGATACGGTTCGCGAAACGCAGCTGGTCGAGGTTGATGTTGATATCGTAGGCGCGGAGCGCCTCTTCGTTGCCTTCGAGCGTGTTGTCACCGGTCACGCCGTCGCCGGTCATGTCCGCGAGCAGGGTGATGACGGCCTTCGTGCCCTTGTCCGACTTGGTGAGCTCGGTGACACGCTGGATCATCGCATTGGAGCCAGAACCGACGAAGCGGTTCACAAACGACATATTGCGAGAGACGCGCCAGAAATCACGGCTCCACGCCGTGAGCTGTTCACTGGTCAGCGCCGCAAAGTTAGTAAGAGCCATGTTGGCATCTCCTTGAATTGCGTTATCAAACCCGATACGCACCCGCGTACCAGGAGCTGCAGCCGACTTGTGGAGCGGCTAACCCGTTTCCCCGTATCGTGGGGTCACGACTTAGCGCGTGTTCACGAGACGCGACCTCGGCAGGTTTACGCCGCTGCGGGCGAGGGTTCACCGTTTTTAACGTGTGCGACACGGCCGGAAACGTTCCGGCAAACGAATACGTTGTAGATTAACAACAGTGATGCAAGTTCGCAACTGCTGAAGAAAAATTTGTCTTCACGGTAAAATTTGTCCTTGCCGCCAAATTTTTCCAAAACTGGCGGCAAGGACGTTTTTTATACCCCTAGGTACTTCTTGGCCGGGGCGCTCTTGGCGCTAGCTTTCTTCATGCACTTACCCGCCTTCACACAGCGGCCAGGGGTCGGACAACCAGGACAAGGCTTCATACAATTCTCCTTACCACTTCACTTTGTTGGCCCAGTAAGCAGCGGACATCTTGCCTTTGGCAATGTTGTCCGCGTGACGAGCTTTGAAGCTTTCGCGCCGGTTGCGATAAGCCTCAGACTCCCCCGTCTTTTTCGGGGATCCGCTGACGCCCTGCTGCCCGAAGCGGATAGTCTTCACCTGATCGCCGGTCTTAGCCACGACAACGTGGCTTTTGGTCGGATGACTAGGCGTACGCTTCGGCTGGTTGTACCCGGAAACACCGACCCGGGCCAAACGCGGGTCTTTGCCAGCCATTAGATCAAGTCTCCACGCAGGCGCTTCAACGTTGCGGGCGGAAGAGCGTTGAACTCCTCTTCGGTGAGCGACATGAGGTCGAAAGTCTTCTCGCCCCGCGCTGCCGAGCTCTCCCCGGCCATGTCGGGAGGCTGCGATGCTGCGGCCTTCAGTTTGTTAGCGACCTCGGCGCGCTTCTTCGCCACTTCATCGACAGCAGCCGTCTTGTCCCCCGTAGTCGGGGTGGTAACGGGCGTCGTAGCAGCCGCAGCGGCCGTTTCTCCCGCCAGGCCGTACTCGCTGATGACGAATTTGGCCGCTTTCGACAAGGCCGCAACCGCGTTTTCGCCCTTCACGATGAAGGCATCACGCAAATCGATGACCTCCTGCGTGTACTTTTCGTTGAAATCGGGGCTCGCCCGGTCGAAAACCGGGAAGTTCGTTTCCAACGCTGCGGCAGCCTGCTGCAGAGCGCTGATCTGGTAGCTCTGCGCCACCTTCTGCTCCATCTTCTGGCCCATTTCGAACTCGATCTGGGCCCGTTCGGCCTTGCGGATGTCCGCTCGGAGCGCCGCCGCCTTCTCGTGCTGCCCATCGAGCACCAAGTTCTGGTACTCGACCTCCTTCGAGGCGAAATCGTAGGCATCTGGAGCGGTTTCCGCCGCCTGCCGGGTCGCCATCAGGTCGTCGAGCTGCTTCTGGAGGGCCTTCTGCTTGGCCAGCACCTCGTCAAGACGGGCTTTCGGCACCATCGGGCGACGCTGCTCCGGCTCTTTGGCCGCTTTCGGCGGCTCGGGAGTGGGCTCCGGGGGCGTTTCCGGCTTTGCGGCCTCAGAAACCGGCTCGGGAGTCGGTTCGGCGGCGGGCTTTTCGGGTTCCGGGGTCGGCTCGGGGGTCGGATCCGGGGCCGAAGCCTCGGCAGCAGGGGGCGCTGGCTCGTCGCCGAGGCCAAAGTTGAAGTCGAACGGCTGCTCCGGAGCCGCCTCGGCCGGATCGGCGCCAGGCATCTGCTCCATAACCACTTCCTTCTTGCTGTCAGACATAGGTACTCCTTCAGTTTGTCATGGGCCGCGAAGGGGACGGGCGCGGCTGGCCCTGGGACTGCGCTTTTGCAGAGGTCTGCATAACGGTGGCGGCAATGCGAGTAGCCGCCGCCGTCTCCTGCTGCTGCTGTCGCGACTGGTTGGAGAGCGCGGCAAGCTCGCGGCGCAGCTCCAGTTCGCGGGTCTTGGTGTCGACCTTGCTCTGCAGCTCCGCCATGCGCAACTGCGGGTCGACTTCGGCAACGGTCTGCGCCTTGGCCATGTTGACCGCAGTCTCCGACTGGAGCTTTTCGATCTCGGCCTGTGCACGCTGCAGCTCCAGCTGGATCTGCTGCATCGCCAGTTCGTTCTGCATGGCGGCGGCCTCCTGCTGCTCCGGGGTCTGCTCGACGCCTGTAGCCATACGGATACGCTTGGCGAGTTCGCCCTTACGAGCGAGGTGGCTGTACTCGATGATCGCGTCGTCCGGGATCATGATGCCGACCTGCCGCAGGCTAAGCGCCTCGGCAAACTGCATCTCATCGAACGAGTCGCGGGCCGGCGCGGTGCCGATCACCACGTCATACTCGCCGAGCGTAAGGTCGTTGATGACGCGGCCTTCCGGAGTCATGGCGTTGATCACCATCGGCTCTCGCGGCTTGAGCGGATCGTCTTCGTTGGTGATCTGGATGACACGCTGCTCAGTGTAAAACCGCTGCACAATATTGAGGATCTTCTCAGCCAGATAATGCCGCGTCTTTCGCAGGTTGTCGAGCGGCACCTGGATCATGATCACGCCGCGATTCTGCTTGGCCTGGATAGCGATCCCCGAGACCTCAGCTCCGTCCGACCCGAGCATCGAGTCGTTCACGCCGCTGATGGTCTTGATGTTGAGCGCCGCTTTCTGGCTGATGCGATCCAGCCCGGTGGGGATCTGGTTCGGAGTGATCTTTGTCGGCGGCTGTGAGCCACGGTTGTACTCGACCACCAAGCCGGTTTCCGCGCCCTTCTCCTCAAGATCATCGACCGTCATGCTGGTCAAAGAGCCGCTCTCGACCATCCACCCGCTGTTGGCGGTGGTGTTGACGATGTGCAGCTCTTGGCTGGCGATCTTGTTCAGCTGCTCCTGCGGAGACAGCAGATTGCGGACCATGCCAAACGGCCGGCCGCGACGGAAGTACGCGAAATACGGCACCAACGTGAAGTCTTCATAAGGCGACCAGTCATCGTGCAGCACGACCCGATCGCAAGTCACGGTCCACCGCACTTTGCGCTGCATCTTGCTGATGATACCGAGTCCGTACTGCTTGGCGAACTTCTTGGTCCGCTGCTCGGACCAGCTGTCGGGGACAATGCGCTGGTCGCCCGTGTTCGGGTCGACAAAGAACTCCGCGCGCGACATCTTGCGGTACTGACGTTCGATCACACGCAGCGCCTTGACGTTGCGATAGCTTTCGCCGTCGGGGATCGCCGCGCCAAGGAACGCCTGCGAATTCTCGGTCTCGCCGAAACGCGTCTCTTCGTACTCGATAGAGTCGCGGCTGTAACCGGTGCCGTTCTCGGCGACATACCGCAGGGCCTCGGCCTTGTCTTTACCGTACAGCTCTTCGATCTCGTCCAAGGTCATCCAGCGACTTTCGAACACTTCGTTCCAGGTCTTCGGATCGTATTCTTTGGCGTCCGGATCGAGCAGGATGTCCAGCGGGTCTTTGGCCGTGATACGGACTTCGCCCTCGACGTGGTCGCTGAAGTCCATGCGGACGTCAAAGTAACCACGTCCGTCCAAGATCAGCCCGTCGCTGAACACCTGCTGCTCGACCCAGTCGAGCTTGTTGTTGTCGCCGATCTGCATGTAGAGCTTGGTCAGCACAGAGGCGACGTCCTGATCACCGCCGCGACGCGGCTTGAACTGCACGTCGGCCCGGCGCGTGGACTGTTCGCCAAGGACCGTGTTCACGGTCGGAAGCACGGTGTTGATGGTCAGTGACGGGCGTCCCTCGGCTTCCAGCTTCGCGATATCAGCCTTGTCCCACTGGTCGCCACGGTAGAAGGCATCGCACTTCTTGGCCATCTCGACATACTTGAGATGCCCGTTGTCCCGCGCGCGTACGTAGCGGTTCCACTGCGTGCGAGCCAGCTGCTGCTCTTCGATGGACTGCGACTTGATCTTGGCCATGTTATGAACTCATCGCGGATTTTTGGCGGGGTCCGCGAGCGATGGAGAGAAGTTTGTCCCGCCAGGACGGTACGTGGACGACAGGAGGCTGGAACGTAGAAAACTCGGCCATCATCAAGCCGATCCACGAGATCGCGTCTACTTGGTCGTCGTGCATACCGTTAGGAAACCGCAGCAGCTCCGCGATCATAGGGCCGGTGAATGAGGCATCGCGCGGGAAGTATACCTTACCCTGCTGCATTCGGCCTTGGATTGCACGCGCCCGGGCTTCTTTGTCCCGGCGACCGGTTTTGAGGTCTTTGAAGTACGCCTCGTACAATCCGCGTTCCCGGACCCGTTTCTCCAGAAAGGGGCCAAGCGCCATTTCGATGTGGCTCTTCTCGATGCCGACGATCGACGGCTTCCATTGGACGTACAGGTCAAGGATGCGCTCGACCAGCTCGAAGCCGTCGAACCGCCCCCGCACCACGTCCATGACGTACATGTCGTCCTGCTGGTTGATCCCGACCACCACCCCTACGCTGTAGTCGTTGCGGTCGTTCTTGCCGATCGCCAAGTCCCACGCACAGTAGTAGCGCATCTGCTTCTGGTCGACGTCGTCCGGGCCGTAGTACTTGACCATGCTGCGGGTGAAGTACTGGCCGTCGTCAGCTACCGGGTTCTGTTGGTAGAGGGCCGACCAGTCCCGGGGGCCGACCGCCTTTTCGATCCGGCGCAACGCCTCGACGTTGTACCGCTCCGGGTGCAGGGCGTCGCCCGACTTGCGGAACTCCTCGTCCTCCTCGGCGATCGCCGGGTACCGCACCACCTCCCACTCATCACCCCCCTGCGAAGCCGCCTTCAGCAGCCGGCCGGCTAGGTCGTCGTCATGCCAGCGGGTGAGGATGACCAGCACCCCGCCGCCCGGCGCCAAGCGGGTGTACGCGGTCGAGGTGTACCAGTCCCAGGTCGCGTCCCGGTTGTTCTGGCTCTCGGCGTCTTCGCGGTTCTTGATGGGGTCGTCGATCACGAGGACGTGGGCGCCTTTGCCGGTGATACCACCGCCCACACCCGCCGCCACGAACCCACCCCCGGCCGTGGTCAGCCACGCCTCAGCGCTTTGGCTGTCCGGATCCAGACGCGTCTTGAATATCGTCTTATAGGAAGGCTCACGTAGTACCTGACGCACCTTACGGCTAAAACCCATCGCCAGAGAACCCGAGTACGAACAGCTGATGAACTCGTGCTCAGGGTTGCCGCCCAAGTGCCAAGCCGGGAACGCGACCGACGCCAAGGTCGACTTTCCGTGGCGCGGCGGTAGAAAGAGCATAAGCCGTGGCGACTTTTGGTCCACCACGTCGCGAGAAAACTGCTCAAGCCGTTTGCAGACATCTTTGTGCACCCACCCTGCGTTGTAGTCCGGGTTGAACTTCTCGACGAACGGCAACAGCCGCTTACGCGACAGGATACGCTCGGCGAGCTCCTTTTGAGCGCGCTCTTTGATGGATAGTTCCGGGGCTTCGGCCGGGGCCTGACCAGCGGCCTCCGGTAACCGCTCGGCGTCGTCGGCTTTGCAGTAGACGCACAGGCCGTCCACTTCGGAGGAGTACAAGGTCGCCGGATGGCTGTTCTTGCACCGCTTGCACCGGCGCGTCGGCACGGCCTCGGTCATGAGGGTTCCGGCTCCAGGTACGCCGGATCGCGGCCGGAGAGCTTGAGGAGATCGGCGTCGGACATCCGCTCCAGCTGAGCGGTGTTGACGTTGATGTTGATCTGGGTGGCGTTGTCTGGCGCCGCTAGGCCGTGCAGCTTGACCAACGAGTCGGTGGCGTTCTTCATCTCGGTCGAGGTCGCCGCAGCGTTGTACGCTTCTAGGTACATCTGATGGGCCTGGACCCGGGTGAACCGCACCTCTTCGCGCATCTGCTCGCGGAAGTATTCGATCGCCTTCAGCACGGCTGGCCGCTTGGAAGCAGCAAGCGCGGTCTCGGCGCTGGCGTACCCGGCGGCTCGGCCAGCGGCCGCTACTGACATTCCACGGACGATGTACAGCACCAGCCGTTCCTGCTGGATGGTCAAGTCCCCGAGAGTAAGCCCCATGTAGGGCATGAGGGACTGGAACTCGACTTGAGCGAGCTCGTCGTCAGTGGACCGAGGTTCCTGGTCCGGCAAGGATTTCGTCATCGTCTCCAAAGAGGTCCTCGTCAAGATAGACAAACACCGGCGCTCGATCGCCAAGCTTGCTGAGGGAGATCTTGGTCAAAAAGTCTTCAAGCGTCGCGGCTTCGCCTTCAAGTGAGCGGACGATCGCTTCGGCAAGGTGGCCGTCGTAGACCAGTACCTCATTGCCGCCGCGATACGCGGTGCCGATGACGGCCTGGTCGAAACCCTCCAACGCAATGACCTGGAATACCTGTGACATGGATATTAGTCCGTATATGGATCAATCACAAGAGTGGGCGTGGATGGTCTTCACCCACCAGTAGAGCATATCAGTGCTTAGGGTCTGCTTCAGTATATTGACGCGAAGCGCGACCAATTGGATGTTTCCGGGGACGTAGCCTAATTGGCTGTCGATCCGGTCGATGCTGGCATTGAAGTCTTTATGCCCGGATCCGTCGACGTGGTGGGTGAGCACGACCCCTGACACAGCGCATCGCCCGTTCTGCGCTTCCCACAGTTCTATCAGCTGTTCCAGCGTCACTTCGTAATCGCCGAGATCACGTCGTTTGCTGTTGTCGCGGCTTTTTGAAAGAAGGTTGGAGAGATAGGTTTCGTAGCTTGAAGATGCTGTTTTTCTTGTGGCGGCGGACCTGCACGGGTTACACGTCTGCCGGTAGTTACCCGATTTGAACCTGTCGAATGTACCTACTGGCAGGGCCTGCTGACAGCGAGCACAGGTGCGTTGTTCAGTCACGTGGTTCGTGGTCCGAGGGCCGTGGACTGGGCGGGAGTATAGCGAAAATTTTTTGCAAAAAAAGTTTTGGGTTTCACTTCTACTTCGCTCACTCATGGTCTCCCGGCCGCCTCCACGATGACCCCCTTCCCGGAACCCACCGCCCCCTAACGAAGATTAGCCATTTCAGCATTTGGAACCTTGTCTGGCAGTAACCCTCTTCGCACGAAGAACTCAAGCTCACACGGGGTCAGCTATCGGACAGCTCGCTCGCGCTTCGCGCTCGCGGTCAGCGTCAGTTGTGTATTCCGTCCACCACTCAAGGAGTTAGTCATGGACCGTCGCGATATCCCTGTTGTCATCGCTGCTGGCGCGTTTGTCGTCAGCCTCTTGTGGGCCACTTACTACCTGTGGCTCGTTTGATAGCTCGCTGCGCTCCGCGCTTCGCGCGTCGCGGTCAGTAGTGTTTGTGTAGTTTGTGCAACCAGTCCTAGGAGGACACTTCGATGCAGATCAACGATACCACTGAGTCCACTGTCGCCACCAAGACGGAGGAACTCAAGGCTCAGGCCAAGGAAGTTGGGGCCGACCTCATGCAGGCCGCCAAGCGTGAGGCCCAAGAGCGCCCGCTGTCGACCGCGCTGCTCGCGATCTTGCTGCTCACGAGCACCTGACCCCCAGCCCTGAGCATGGCTCAAAACTGCTCATCTCTTCTACAACCAGCCCCAGGAGGGCACTTCGATGAACAAAATCTACCAGCCGATCACCGTCGCCCCCGGCCGCCTCGTGGCCTTCGTCAAGGCCCGCCGCGACCCCAAGGAGTTCAGAGACCCCCACTACCAGGGTGTGATGGCGCTGCCCGATGGCACGCGTTTGCAGGTCTCGATATGGATCGACACCACGCGCGCCGGCAAGCCCATCATCAACGGCTCTGTCCGCCCTGAGCCCGTCCGCACGGCGCATCACCTCGACTCGGCCGAACTCGCCAAGTCCGAGGACATCCCGCAGCACCCGGGCGCCAAGGTCGACCCCAACTTCGACCTGTTCTGATCCTCCTAGCCCTGAGCACGGCTCAAAACTGCTCCCTTCTCTCAACCAGTCCAGGAGAACTGACCATGTCCAGCAAGATCCGCACCTCGACCATCTTCGCGATGGCCGCCAACATGACCTTCATCGCTTCGTTCTTCGCCGGCGAGATGGCGCTGCCGATGCTCTTCATCACCGCCTACGCCGGTCTGGCCGGGCTCACCTTCGCCACCCTCGGCGACTGAGGTACGCACCGTGATCTACCAACCTGCTCCGCCGAACTTCCTCGAAGAAGCACGCGCGCTGATCGAGGCCCACAACATCAACAACGCCTACGAGTTCATCGAATACGCGATGAACGACCGTCTCCACGGAGACGAGTACTTCGCCGCTGTCGCCGGCTTGGTGACCTGCGAAATCACCCCATTCTGTGTCCGCGTCGGTGACTCCCTCATGGACCAGGACGAATGGCTGGAGGGCGCCCTCAGCGGCATCAAGGGCGATGACCTCACCGTGTGGGTGGCCAAGTTCCTCGACCGCCATCACGAGTTCCTCGTCGATGAGCTCGGCGACGACATTGACGTCGTCCCGGTCTGATCCCTCAGCTGCAGGGTCAAGGCCCCCAAGCCTTGGCCCTGCAGTTCTTTTCAGCGTAAGAGGGGGACCACGTGCCGGGGGGAACGAGCAACGTGCCCCGAGCCCCCATCCACGATCGGTGTGCCGTGCTCATCGGCCCACGCCCCTTGGACCGTGGCCACCGGTGCTTGCGCCGTGGTCCGTGGCCACCGGTGCTTGCGCCGTGGTCCGTGGACATCGGCCGACGTGGATGTGTACCGGCTGTGTACCGCCGGTACCAGTTCGTGGTACACAGAAGTGGTACACATTAACCCCTTGCCACGTAAGGGTTTTTCAGCACTTTCACAAAGTGTGTACCGCGAAAGGGGGGGGTCTCAAACATGACGAAATACCCTATATGTGTTTTCTAACACATAGTCGTTTTTCAATTTACCCCCTAAAATGGTGGTACACATGGTACCAAATTGATTCTTAAGGAAAAATGGTGGTACACAAGGTGGTACACAAGCCACTGTTCCTGGTACACATGGTACACACCACTGTATTTCCATACAGACATTTGTATTTTCGCAACAGATTCTGTTGCTTTAATACAACAAAGGCGTGTCCCCCTTCGGGGTCCACGGTCAGAGGGTTATTTTGTCGTTTATCCCTCATAGGAGTGTGAATCGATGTATCAGACCTATGACGAGTTCTTCCGGCAAGTCGAACAACGGATCCTGGCCACGAACCCCGTGGCTATGGACGAGCCCGCTGTACTCAACCGCATGCTGGAGATCCTCTACCCGCCCAATTCCTACCACCACTTCATGCTGCACGGCGCCGAGTTCGACGACGTGGTCGAGGCTGCAGTCAACGACTGCACCGCAAACCTCTCCGTCAACACCATCGCCGGCCTGCTCAGGAGCCACTGACCATGAGCCACGGACACCCGGCCGAGGTTCGTCGGATCTTCTACGTCCTTGGACCTTTCGGCTACCGGCGCGCGTTCCGCTCCATCCGCAAAGCCCTCAAGTGCGGCGAGTCGACCGTCTCCATCTCCCAGAAGCTCAGACGCAACCCGTTCGAAATCAACCTGCAGAACCGAGACCTTGTCGCATTCGTCCGCCACGTGGCCACCCGCCACTACCGGGCTGAACTCCGTCGCTACCACTCATACCGTTGACCTTCACCTAGCAAAGGACAAACCACCATGAACCAGAACTTACTGACCATTGCCCGCATCGCTTTCGCCGACGCCCAGATCGAGTGGGCCAAGGCCCTCAAGAGCTTCGACTACGACGCCATGTACGCCGCCGCTTGCGCGGTCTGCATCGCCGAGCGCGATGTTTGCCGCCTCCAGTTGGAGGAGGACTTCTTCCTCGCGACCCGGCCGTGGCCTTCTTCCACTCAGGCCGTCGCCTGGCAACCCGCTCAGGTGTCGTGATGAGAGCGCTCCACATCGCCGAGTGGCGCGAGTACTCGCAAGAGTGCGCGCACCAAGCCCGCGAGGCCCGTTACGCAGCCGAGAACGTCTGCCCCAGTTGCGGGGGCACAGGCGATCACGGCGTAGAACCTGACACCGGTTGCCTGTTCGTCTGCTACAGCTGCGCCGGCACCGGCAAGTACTTTTTCTCTCTCACCTGACCATAGCCAAGGAGAACCATCCATGTCTGAAATCAACAAGTCCAAGAAGCGTCAGTCGACCGTCAACGGTCCGTATTACTCGGCCCAGTTCGGCAACACCTTCAACAACAAGGTGCGCGCTCTGGCCAAGAAGCTCGCTGAGCTGACCGCCGCTTTCAAGCGCGCGATGGAGAAGGGCCAGTCCAAGAAGGCCGACAACATCCAGGAGCAGATCAAGCTCGTGGAGGCCGCCCGCAAGTCCATCCCCCTCAAGCGGGGTGGCTGATGAAGATCACCATCCGCGATCTGTCGGGCGACACGCCGACCGAGACCTGCGAGTTGCCGGACAACTTCGAGCAGGTGCTGATGACCCTCCTTCGCGGGGCCCACTCTGTGGGCTTCCGTCGAGGGGTGGTCGTCGGCGCCGTCTCGACCTTGATCGGTGCGGTCGCGTTCTACATGTTCTCGGGAGCCTGACATGACCAAGAAATGGGTGCCAGAAGCAGCTGTTGCTCACCGTGAGTCTCTCATGATTCTGGTCAGAGTAAATGAAGCTATCCATCACTATGGCC